TGAACCAACTTACAACGTTAGCTGTAGATTTAGCAGAAGAACAACTTCGTGCTGGAACTATTGCACCAAGTACTTTAAACGTATTGCTACGATATGGTACTGTGGAAAACGAGTTGGCGCTTGAAAATCTTAGATCTAAGAACAAACTTAATGCAAGTAAGGTTTCTCAAATAGAAACTGAAGTCAAAGGTCGAGGAGATAGTGAGGAGGTTCTTAATGCACTTCGAGGTTATGCCCCGTCAGATACATTCGACTGAGAAACGTATTCTTACTCGTGATGATCTGAATTTATCATATAACGACATGGCTGCCCACAAAGAATGGGGTGATCGATTGAATTACCTATCTTTGTTTGATAAGGGCTATGTATCCCCTCGACAGTTTTCAAATCCATTTTATAAGTCAAGGATGTGGCGTAATCTTCGTGAAGAAATTATTGCCAGAGATATGGGTTATGACTTGGGTTGTCCAGGAGTTCCTATCGAGGGACCAATTATAGTTCATCATATGATTCCTTTGGTTGAAGATGATATACTAGATTGGAATGAAGACTTACTTTTAAACCCGGATTTACTAATTTCGACGTCCATAGAGACGCATAACATCATCCATTACGGTAGAAGGGTTGAAGAGTTAGTTGAAAGAAAACCTGGAGACACAAACTTATGGTGAGGTGACGAATGTCAGAAACAACCATCTTATCTGAGGTTAAAGAAACTCTGGATTTTGCGGTTGCTGAGGACGATGGTTTCGATGATCGTTTACTATTAGAACTAGATGGACTAATCGGTGAACTGTCGCAGCTGACTTATGTCAAGGAGGACTTCGTCCTTACCAAAGATTCAAAATACGAACAATTGCTTAAGGTTAATGATGCTAACCTACTTCGGTTAGTTAAGACATTTATAAACTTGAGCTTGCGAATCGTGTTTGATCCACCCGTGGGATCAGTTTTAACCTCATTAGAAAAATCTCGTGATCGGACTGCAGTTCGTATCACTATGCAAAAGGAGCGGTACAATTCATATGAACCTTGATGAAGTGTTACACGCCGTTCAATCCGGAAGTTCCGAAGAAATCATTGAGCACTTTGGAGTAAAAGGAATGAAATGGGGTTTTAGACGTGTTCGCGAACGTCTAGCTCGACGAAAACAACGTAAAGTTGATGCTAAAGTCAGTAAAGCTCGTACTAGTCAGTGGAAGCATAAATATGCACAACGGGCTAGTATCTCTGATAGAGATCTAAAACGTGCTGTCGAAAGACTACGTCTAGAAAACGACTTAGCAGAGCAAGTTAAACGTACGACTAAGATCCATGAGAAACCTAAGAATAACAATAGCTTTGCAAAAGATATTGGTAAAACTTTGGTTACAGATACCATTAAGGATGCTAGACATATAGCTACTAAAGAAGGTGTGTCTTATCTCAAGAAGAATCCGGATGCGGTTAGAACAATCGCTAAGAGTATCAACACATGGATGAACACGTAATTTAGTAAGGAGGTATTAGTCTGAGTGTTATCTAACAAAGCATATCCTCAGGAATATAGCAAATTCAAAGAACAAGTCTTGAGAGGTGAGATCCCAGTCAATCGATGGATATCATTACAAATGAATCGAATCGATTTCCTGATTGAGTCTCCGGATTATTTCTATGATGATCAAGCTATTGAGGGCTTTGTTCGATTTTGCGAGGATGAAATGACTCTAACCGATGGTAGTGATGTTACATTATTACCATCATTTCGTGTCTGGGCCGAAGATTCTTTGGCTTGGTATTACGAAAGCAACGACCGCGTATTTAACCCTAAGACGGGTAGATGGGAAATGCGCAAAAGAATGAAAAGACTAACGAGGAAACAATTCCTTATAGTCGGACGTGGTGCTGCGAAATCATTGTATTCTACGTTCTTACAGACGTATATGTTATTGATTGACCCGTCGACTACTCACCAGATAGTCACAGCACCAACAATGAAACAGGCTGAAGAAATTATGGCCCCTATTCGTACCGCCTTGTCTCGAGCAAAAGGTCCATTGATCAGATATATGGTCGAAGGATCTAAGATGACAGGTAATATGCAACAGAAACAGTTGCTAAGTAGTACGAAGAAGGGTATAGAGAACTTTGCCACAAACAGTTTATTGGAAGTCAGACCTATGTCTACCGATAGACTTCAAGGTTTGCGTTGTAAGTATGCCTCTGTAGATGAATGGCTCTCGGGCGAGATCCGTGAGGACGTCATAGGACCTATAGAACAAGGGGCGTCCAAGAACACCAACTATTTGATTGTCGCTACTTCGTCAGAAGGTACAGCCCGTAATGGTGTTGGTGATACAATCAAAATGGAGTTAATGGACATACTAGAAGGTCGATACAACAATCCTCATGTATCTATATGGTACTATCGTTTGGACGATGTTCGTGAGGTTCCGTATCCAGAGACCTGGCTTAAAGCAAATCCTAACCTCGGTGTGACAGTTTCTTATGAGACATATCAAGCTGATGTTGAACGTGCAGAAACTCAACCTGCAACAAGAGCCGATATTCTTGCTAAAAGGTTCGGTATTCCGGTTGAAGGTTTTACATATTTCTTTGTCTATGAGGAAACAGAATTACACAGACCTCAGAACTTTGATGGTCTCGTCTGCTCAATGGGCGCCGACTTATCTCAAGGGGATGACTTCTGTGCATTCACATTCCTGTTTCCAATTGGCTACGGTAGATTCGGTGTTAAAACTAAATCATATGTATCCGAAGCCAAACTTAAGAAGCTCACTGCCGCAATGCGTAATAAATATGATGAATTGATAGCAGAAGGTACCCTTGTGGTTATCCCTGGAGTGCTTTTAGATATGAATAGAGTTTATGACGACCTTTATGATTTCATTTTGGAACATAAGTATGTGGTTTATACTCTGGGTTATGACCCATACAATTCTCGTGACTTCGTTCAACGATGGATACGAGATAATGGTGAATTCGGTATCGAAAAAGTTATTCAAGGTGCTAAAACCGAAAGTGTACCTATGGGTGAACTTAAAAATCTAGCTTCAAATCGAATGTTAATATTCGATGAAGAACTAATGAAGTTTGCGATGGGTAACGCTGTCGCACTTCAAGACAACAATGGTAACTACAAATTGTCTAAACGGAGAGCATCCGAGAAGATCGATAATGTAGCTGCCTTAATAGATGCTTGGGTGGCTTATACCCGCCACAGAGATCTATTTGACTAAATCGCAACGAAGGAGCAATATGGGAATAATGGATAACGTCAGACATGCTTGGAGTATGTTTGCAAAGAAGCCAAACGAACCCAGTCTTAGGGAAACCGATCCTAAGTATCAGCAAACCTTTGAACCGCGAGCGTTAAATCCGAATAGTACAATTCCACAAAGGACATATAAACGATCTTCGATCGCATCAATGATCTTTAATAGGATTGCTATGGATGCTTCAATGGTAACATATCAGCATGTCAAGATCGTAAATTATGGTACTGACGACTCTACTGAAAATCAAATTGTTCAAACATCTAGTTTACAACGTTTGTTTGAAGTAGAAGCTAATATTGACCAGACTAGTACGGACTTTTTCCATGACCTAGTATTCTCTCTATTTGATGAGGGTGTAGTTGCTGTGGTTCCTATGACTGCTGATATAGATCCCAGTACGTCTGATTCGTATAATATCTCATCTATGAGGGTGGGAAAGGTTCTCGAATGGTATCCTACAAGAATACGTGTTCGAGTATATAACGAAAACAAAGGAGACTTCTCTGAAATAATTGTGCCTAAGAAAATGGTAGCGATTATTGAGAATCCCTTAAACTCCATTCTCGGAAATGAAAATCCGACTATGGATCGATTGATCCAAAAGTTATCAATTTTGGACAAACAGGATTTGGAGTTGGTATCTAATCGTTTGAACATGATTCTCCAATTACCATATCCTACTCGGGCAGATGTTTACAAAGACCAAGCCGAAAATCGTATTAAAGCGATTGAAAATCAGCTAAAAGATTCGAATCTTGGTATTGCATACATTTCGTCAGAAGAGAAGATCACTCAGTTAACAAGACAAATTTCTTCTACTCTTATGGAGGAGATAAAATACTTAACGGAGGAACTTCTCAATCAAATCGGTTTAACAAAGAACGTATTTAATGGTACTGCGTCCGCTTCGGAAATGCAAAACTATTATACACGTACTATCGAGCCGATTACTAAAAGAATACAAGAAGAATTCCAAAGAAAGTATATCACTAAAACAGGATACACACAAGGACATCGTATTGTGACCTATACTGATCCATTCAAACTCGTTCCTACTGAACAGCTAGCAACCATCGGTGATACGCTTCTTCGAAATTCTATTCTTACGCCTAATGAATTCCGCGCTATTATTGGTTATGGTCCATCATCCAATCCTTTGGCTAATGAACTTTATAACCGTAACATCGCTGATTCTAATCAAGGGTATTCTTTGCCTGGGTCTGCTGAGTCCCCTGAAGGAGATTATGCTGAAACTGAAGAGGGTTACTACCCACCTGAAGAACAGTAAGAAACTTCAAAATCCAAGCAAATAAAATAGGAGGACACACATGGGAACTCATCCAGCTTATGACTTTGCCGGGTATGCAACACGAAATGATTTGCGTTGTACCGATGGAGTCACTATCAAGCATGGAGCTTTCGAGGATAATGACGGTAAAAAGGTTCCGCTAGTTTGGTCGCATGATCCTAGCACCCCAGAAAACGTCATTGGACACGTAATACTCCATCAAGACAGTGAAGGCATGTATTGTGAAGGTTACTTCAACTCTACACCAAATGCTGAAGCTGCTAAAGAGTTGGTACTACATGGAGATGTCATGTCAATGTCGATTGGGGCTAACCGCATTAAGCGTACGCCATCCAATGACGTTATTCATGGTAATATCTATGAAGTATCATTGGTAATTGCCGGGGCAAATCCTGGTGCTGTAATTACGGAAGTCATTCGACATTCCGAAAATCCTGAGGAAGGGGAAACCATCATTATGGAATCTAATGAAATCATCCATTCTGCTCGAGATATCATTCTTCAAGATCAGAAGGATAAACCATCACTGCTAGATCGCATTCAGCATGCTGATGAAGGTCAAGCCGCTAGCGAACTCGATGCTGTTCTTGAGACATTATCTCCAGAACAACAAGAAGCAGTCGCACTTATCGTTGACGCCGCTGCTGAAAGCGCTGCGGAAGCTGCTGCAGAACAAGTTCTTGATGAAATTGACGAACTTGCTGCTCAAGAAGAGGACATCGATGAAGAAGTAGACGATGCCTCTGAAATCGAACAAAACGACAATGAAGGAGAAAAGTTAATGCATTTTAACGCTTTCGAAGGTGACACTCTCACTCATAGCCAAGCTGCTAACATTAAGGATCAACTTACTCATGCAATGAAAGTTGCTCAAGAATCTGGCCGTAAAGTTTCTCACGTGCTTTCCGAATTGGGACAAGACGAACTGAAACATTCAATGAACAACGTTGAATTGTTGTTCCCAGAACACACTCTTACTGGTGGTGGAGTACAAGTAATTTACTCAAACAACACTGCTACTGAACACATTCTTGGTGCTGTTACAAAAGTACCTACTGCTTTTGTTAAGTCTATCATGTCAGACTTGTCAGATCTTTCTGAAGAAAATCTTCGTGCGAAAGGTTACATCAAGGGTAATCAAAAGAAAGAACAAATCATTTCTTTCCTTACTCGTAAGACAGATCCTAAGACAATTTACAAGAAACAATCAATCGACCGTGACGATGCTATCGACATGGGTCAACAATTGAACGTCGCTGCTTTCTTCCAACAAGAAATGCGTATGAAACTGAACGATGAAATCGCTCAAGCAATCCTTGTTGGGGACGGACGTGCTACTGGTTCACAAGACAAGATCGATGAAACTAAGATTCGTCCAATCTCTAAAGACGACGACTTCTACACAATCAAGACCAAATACGACTCTAAAGTATTGCTTGATATCTTCGAAACTGTCGCTAACCAAAAGACTAAGATGCATGGTTCAGGAACTCCAACCCTGTATGTAAACCCAACATTCTTGGTTAAACTTCGCTTCTTGCGTAACAAGAACGAACAATGGGTATTCGGAGGACAACAACCTGCTACTACAGAATACCTCGCTTCACTGTTTGGTGTTAAAGAAATCGTTGAAACTAACTTCTTGAAGGAAGATGAAATGATCATGGTTAACTTGGCAGACTACCAAGTAGGCACAAACCAAGGCGGTCAAGTGACTTCATTCGAAGACTTCGATATCGACTACAACAAGCAGAAATACTTGATTGAAGCTCGTCTTTCAGGTGCTCTTGTACGTGCTAAAGCGGCTGTGTACTTCACACCTAAAGAAGCTGCAGCTGTAGTTCCTGGCGGCTAATCATGAAGCTAACGGGCATC